GATGATCGTGTATCTGACAGGCAACACCTAGCAAACATAAGACAGATGACTTTACCTCTGTATAAACAGTATGCTGTTGTCTGTACACAGTGCATGGGTCATGGTTGGATACGTAAGAAGCGTAAGGATGGCTCACCATATAAGAATACAAACAACTGTCCTGAGTGTGCCAGTGCAGGGTATCTGTACCGTGACAGAAAAGAGTTAGCTGGGTTGAGGTTTAATGCACCTGATGCTAAGTGGGTAAGTGCCAATGGCTTCAGTACAAGTAAGGATACTCTAATATATTTAGAAGGCATAGCCAGATCACGAGGTATGTATGACGCTGAGATGTTTCTACAGAGAGTACGCAGGTTGTCTGCTCTGGATACATACCTGTCCAGCTTTGTTGAGGGCATAGCTACCTATGTAAAGCCTGATGGTATGTTGCATGTACGTCTGCTACAACACAGGACAGGCACAGGCAGGTTGTCTGGTGCTGATCCTAACATGCAGAACATGCCACGTGGAGGTACATTCCCAGTTAAGAAAGTATTTGTATCTCGCTGGGATGGTGGGCAGATTCTTGAAGCTGACTTCGCTCAGTTAGAGTTTCGTGTAGCCGCATTCCTCAGTCAGGATAAGGTTGCAATAAAGGAAGTAACTACAGGCTTTGATGTACACAGCTATACAGCTAAAGTTATTACAGAAGCAGGGCAACACATCTCTCGCCAAGACGCAAAGGCACACACATTTGCCCCTCTCTACGGTGCGTCTGGGTTTGGGCGTACACCTGCTGAAGCATCCTACTACCAACAGTTTACATCTAAGTACTCAGGTATAGGTGCATGGCACAAGAAGCTAGCCAAGGAAGTAATTACTACAGGTAATGTGCGTACTCCATCAGGTCGTGAGTTTGCATTCCCTCTGGCTACACGTAGAGCCAATGGAAGTATTACATACTTTACTCAGGTAAAGAACTATCCTGTGCAATCATTTGCTACAGCAGACATAGTGCCTGTATCTCTTATCTATATAGACAAGATGTTACACGCTAACAAATTACAATCATGTGTTGTCAATACCGTACACGATTCAATCGTGATTGACGTACACCCTAATGAGAAGGAGAAAGTATTACGGATCATCAATCGTACCAATGAAGTACTGGTCGATATCATAAATAAGAAGTGGGATGTTGACTTTAATGTACCACTATTATTAGAAGCAAAAATAGGTAATAATTGGCTTGACACAAAAGACGTGGCATGATATACCTACAAGTCTAACATAGGAGAAATATATGAATCAGATAACAAATTTAGATACAAGTAACTACGAAGCTATGGCAAAAGCAATGGGCATGAGTTCACTGGCAGTGCCAACAAAAGAGAAGACTAACTCTCTCGCAAGACTACGCATCCATCACACACCATTGATGGGTCAAGAAGAAATTAAAGGTAAGATGACTAACGTTGAGGTTGTCAGTGGTGGTGTATATAAACTGGAGATACCAGATAGTGATACATACTATGCAGAGAGCATAGCGATGCGTCCATTCTTACAGAGGTTTATGTACAAGCGTTTCATTAAAGGTAATGACACGACACCTAACAGGTATGTTAAGACAATCATGGCTGATAATCTAAACATGGATCTCAAGGATAACGATGGACAGTTTAACTGTGGTAAACCTGCAGGGTACATCGAAGACTTCAAGGCTTTACCTGAGAAGATGCAGGATCTAATTAGACAGATCAAACGTACTCGTGTACTGTTTGGTACTGTTGACTTGGTTAATCCTGTTGATGCTAACGGCAACTCAGTAGACATTGATACTACCCCATTCATATGGGAAGTAGAGAACCGTGATGCCTTTAAAACTATGGGTGATGTGTTTAATAAACTAAACAAAATGAAACGTCTTCCTGTACAGCACTACGTTAAGGCAGGTACAGAGGAACGTAAGTTACCTAATGGTGGGTCGTTCTATCTACCTACTGCAGAGTTAGACTTGTCAGAAACACTTGACATGGATAACGATACTCAGGAAAACCTAGCTAACTTCTTGGCTTGGGTAGCTAACTATAATGAATACATTATGGGTGCTTGGAATGATAATATGCAGAAGCACCAGTCAGTGGATAAAGATATTGTCAATGACTTTATTGACATTGATACTGCTGAGTTAGTGTAATGAACCATCCTGCTGAACTGCCCATTCATCAGTACCTTGATAACGCTTCCAATGGCAAGACAACTATGTCTGACGAAACCATTGAACAAGTAGCACAAGACATCAAGGATGCTATGAAGCGGCAGTTTGGTGGGGGCAATAGGAGAGATAAGTTTCGTCTACGTATGTCCAATATAGGTAGACCTACATGCCAACTCTGGTGGGAGAAGAACCATCCAGAGAAGGCACTCCCCAAGCCTACCACCTTCGTAATGAATATGTTAATAGGAGATATAGTTGAGGCAGCATTTAAAGGAATACTTAAAGAGGCTGGAGTTAAGTACGAAGATAAAGACAATGCCGTATCTTTGGAGCTTGATAACACTACAGTTAATGGAAGCTATGATCTTGTTGTTGATGGTGCTTTGGATGACGTGAAGTCTGCGTCACACTGGTCATACACTAACAAGTTCGAATCATACGACACACTAGCCAAGGGAGATGGCTTCGGATACATAGGTCAGCTTGCTGGCTACATCAAAGCATCAGCTAAAAAGATTGGTGGCTGGTGGGTAGTCAATAAAGCTAATGGGCAGATTAAGTATGTGCCTGCATCAGGCTTAGACTTAGATGCAGAGATAGCTAAGTTAAATAAGACGGCTAAGACAGTAGAAGCTAACGAGTTTAAACGTTGCTTCGAGCCTGAACCAGAAGTGTACAGAGGTAAAGCATCGGGTAATAAAGTGTTGCCTGAAGGCTGTAAGTTCTGTGACTACAGGTACTCATGCTGGGATACTATTAAGGATCTACCATCCAAAGTATACCAAGGTAAGAAGACACCCCCTACTGTGTCTTACATTGGAGAAGTAGTAGGGTGAATGGTAAACGCTTTCAAGCTGCCCTGAAGCATGGGTATAGGAGTGGGTTGGAGATGAAAGTCTCCGACTACCTTAAAGAACTAAACGTACCTGTGGTATATGAGGCCATTAAGATTGAATGGGAAGACCTTATGTACCGCACGTACACACCAGACTTTGTGTTGCCTAACGGTATCATAATAGAAACTAAAGGAAGGTTTACTGCAGCAGACAGACGAAAGCACATTGAAATAAAGAAACAACACCCTAAATTAGATATAAGATTTGTGTTCTACAACAGCAGAAACAAACTAAGTAAGGGTGCTAAGACTACATACCAAGGTTGGTGTGATAAGAATAAGTTTCTTTATCACGATAGGATCGTACCACTGGAGTGGCTAAAAGAAAAAGGAAAGAATAAACACAAACCTGTAATACAATTACCCTATAAAAAAATAATAAGGAGATAGCCCATGACAATAGAAGTAGATGATTTTGATGTAAACGATTTTATAATAAGAATGAAACCTAACTTCGATACAGGAGGAGCATGGAATGGTTTTATAGATCTCGATATTATTACAGACAATAAAAGAACTATGGCTCAAAAAGATTATCTTAACATAATGCAAGTCGCATCTCTTGTATGTTCCTCTCTACCTCTGATGGAATTAGATGAGAATTTTAGAGATACCCTTTGCAATTACGTAGAAGATATGATAAAAGAAGAAGACAGGCAAGATAGGAAAGACGTAGTAAAAGAAGCCGTTTCAAATGCTACAGGAAATGTTATCAAAGTTAATTTTAGTAAGGGAGGAAGTCATGGCTAGTAAAAAAGTATACGATGTAGTAGAGAAGCCAGAGCATTACAATCAGGATCATGACATAGAATGTATTGATGCCATACGTGCTGCACTGGGTGATGGGTTTAAAGAATATCTACAGGGTAATATACTCAAGTATATATGGAGACATAAGTATAAGAACGGTGTAGAAGATTTAAACAAAGCACGTTGGTACTTAGATAGATTAATAGAAGCAGAGATAACAGATGGTAATTAAATTATTATTAACTCTTGACATTGACGAAGAAGAATACAGAATGCCAGCAGATGGAAAGATAGAAGAAGAAATACATGAAGCAATACACGAGTTTGTCTATGACATTGACGGCATGGACATTAAAAACATTAGAGTAATATC